GTGTTTGATACGGCTTTGGATGCTGTACGAGCCGCTAAGATAGGAGCCGAGGGAGAATTAGAGATTCTTCAGGACATGATGAAAATGGACTTTGTACAACAAGTAATTCAGATTATTATGGAAGAGGTTAAAGATTCTGAGGTACTGGCGGCTGTTGGGGAAAGATTAAGAGAACTTGTTGTCGCTGAAGAATAAAACCCGCTCCAAAGGTTTATCCTACCAAGATGCAATCTTACAGATTGCTGATAAGTTACAAGGTGTAGACCAAGAATATAAACTTGGTTCATTCTGGGAATTTATACGTGATGTTTGGTCACTATCCTTTGACCGTCCGGAATTATTCAATGCGTGGCACGTAGGATTCTTAGCAGAAGATATACAGGATGCCGTTGAACAGGGTCTGCATTATTGTGCTGTATTACCACGGGCACATTTCAAATCTACAATATTAGGACATGCGTTTACCATGTGGCGTATGCTCACCCAAAAGAAGGATTTGAAAGTTTTATACTTATCGTATTCGGACACAATGGCGAAATACCATATTAACGAGTTGAAAAAAGAAGTAAAACGTAATCCTATTCTCATGAAGATGCTTGTAGATAAAGCTCCGAAAGCAGATTATACGTTTAGGATGCAATATGGACAATACGCTGTAGAAGTAGAACGAGGGGGGTTGTTTTCATTCAAACGTGGTATGCATTTGGATGGGGCTTTGATTGCGGATGACATCTTAAAAGACCCGGAAAACCCTTTGAATATAACACAAGTTTCTAAGGTAACAGATCATTTTATGACGGAAAGTATGTTTATTCCTAATAAGGGCGCACCGATTGTTGTTGTTGGAACTCCCTTACTTCCGGATGACTTATTAAATACATTATCCAAAGATGAACGTTTTCGCCATAGGAAATTACCTGTTTTTAATCCTGTCTCCGGACGATCAGTTCTTGCCCCAGAGTTATTTTCAAGAAAAGAATTAGAAGTTCACCAAAGGGCTAAACCAAAATCATTTGCATCTGAATTTCTTCTTGAGCCATTCTATAGCAGTGAAACCTATTTTACTAGAGAGGATATAGATAAAGCAGTTGATCCTAAGTTACGAAATCTTCCTGCATTGTCGCGTCATAAATTCGGTGAGAATGAAGAAATATTCGGAGGTTTTGATGTAGGAAAGAAACGACATCCAAGCCATCTCGCTATTTTCCGTCGTAATGGAAGCAACATATATCAGATTCATTCATCTTATTTAAACGGATGGAATTATACTGATCAAGTTGAGTATTTGAATGAAGTAGCGGATAATTTTAATTTAACCAGAGGATACGTAGATAATACACGCGGGGAGCTTGAAGATAGAGGGCTTACAAATACGTGGGTTCCTACTTCATTTACTCAAAAAATGAAAGCAAACATGGCGGGGATAATGGAAGAATTAATTCTAGGAGGGCGTACCAGCCTCTTAGATGACTCACAGCAAAATGTTCAGTTAATGCAGGTCAACAATGATTTGAAAGCTACTACGACCGTAGCCGGTCATGGTGACGCTTTCTTTAGTATTGGTATGGCTTTACAGGCGGCTTACGAAACAGATTTGTATGGGATGCAAGATGTCGGAAATCTTCAGGGGTGGGTGGATGCCATCGAGTCAAATAAGAGTGGGAAAGACCCTGTGAAACTGTGGCTGGAAAAGCTTGAATCTCCAAAAGATGAGGAGTATAATAATTCAATGGACGACGCACAATTCCCCTTACCGGACGCACCAAATCCTAATTGTAACAATAGGGCGTGTACTCCCAAAGCGTGGATAAAAGAAAATAATTTGTGTCTTATGTGTTTACACAGGGGGGATAAGCCCTTGTTACTTTAAAAGGAATGGAGAATTTAATGGTACAACTATCGCCTCAAGCAGAAGTGATTGCAAGGAAAAGATATTATGTAAAGAATGACAAAGAAGAGGTGATAGAAACTGCTGATATGATGTTCAAAAGGGTAGCAAAAGGGGTAGCAAAAGTAGAGCCTTTGTACGGTAAACACGAAATAGATGCTAAACTAACAGCGAATGATTTTTATGATATTATGGCAGAGAACAAGTTCCTTCCAAACTCTCCGACTTTAATGAATGCGGGAACTAATCAGGGAACTTTGTCGGCGTGTTTCGTACTCCCCATAGAAGATAGCATGGAAGGCATAATGAAAGCTGCCCATGACACAGCCATGGTACAGAAATTTGGGGGAGGTACAGGATTCTCCCTGTCCAACCTTCGCCCTAGGGGAGACCGTATAAAAACTACTCATGGGATAGCTTGTGGGCCTATTGAAGTATTGAAAACCCTTTCCCGTGTATCATCTATGATTACTCAAGGGGGAAAACGTGACGGCGCGAATATGGCTGTTATGGATGTTCATCATCCAGATATTCTTGAATTTATTAACTGCAAAAAAGTCGAGGGAGAAATTCATAATTTCAACATATCTGTGGGTGTTACTGATGATTTTATGAAGGCTGTTAAGTCTGGTGCTAATTATCCTTTAATTAATCCACGGACTAAGGTTATAGTTAAAGAACTTTCTGCAAAGGACGTATTTAGTAAGATTGTTTCTGGTGCTTGGCGTAATGGTGAGCCGGGGATGATATTCTTAGATACAGTAAATAAAGATAACAAAGTTCAAAAAGAATATGGACGCATGATTGCGACTAATCCATGTGGAGAGCAACCACTACTAAGTAATGAATCTTGCAACTTAGGGTCAATTAACTTGGCTGAATTTTTTAAAGATGCAGATTCTTCTATTTCTACAGAACCTTCTTTAAAATGGCGGGATAATGTAGATTGGACTGGGTTGGAACATACAATTAAAGTAGCTACTCGTTTTTTAGATAATGTAATTGATGCAAATGAGTATGCTACTGAAGATATTGAGTCTATGACTAAAGCCACTCGTAAAATTGGTTTGGGGGTGATGGGGTTTGCTGATCTACTCATACAACTTAGAGTTCCTTATAATTCTGAGCAGGGTCGATCCATTGGAGCAGCCTTAATGAATTTCCTTCAAGACAGGGCTGATATTGCCTCTCAAATCTTAGCCGAAGAGAGGGGTACTTTTCCTTCATGGGTAAATTCTGATTTTGTTAAGGAAGGCATGAAATTTAGAAATGCATGTAGATTAACCGTGGCTCCCACTGGGACTATATCTATGCTAGCTAACACCTCCAGTGGCATAGAACCAACATTTGCGTTAGCGTGGAAGAAAATGAATATACTTGAAGGAGAAACTTTTTACTACACCAATAAATATTTTGAACAGGACGCTAAAAAATATGGGTTTTATTCTGATGCTTTGATGGAACATGTTTCGGGGGGTGGGGCATTACAGGAAAGAGATGATGTACCTGACTGGGTAAAAAGTGTTTACGTTACGGCTCCTGAGATTTCGGGGGAAGATCATGTACGTATGCAGTCGGCATTCCAAGAATTTTGTGATGCAGGTATATCTAAGACTATAAACCTATCTAATGCTGCAACCAAGACCGATGTAGCGGGTGCATATATGTTAGCATATGAAAGTGGGTGTAAAGGTATTACAGTATATAGGTCGGGTAGTAGAGATAAAGAAGTGTTGGTGGTGGAAACTAAAACAGAGTCTGCACTTCCAAATGGTTTATATGCAACTTGGGATGGTTCATCCAACGAGGATTATACGTTATGGACAGGTAATCTCTCTAAATCATACAAAGAAGGTAGATATGAATCTCTGGAGAGGTTGACAACGCCTGTAGTAGGTAATACAATGGTTCTTGCACAGGGAGCATGTTGTGACTCTCCTATTCTAGTGGAAGAGGGGGGATGCACGACCTGCCACAGTTGTGGATGGTCAAAATGCCATATAGCATAAGTATAATAATAACGAGTAAAGGGGAGTATAATGGCAGAAGTAGGTTCTACTTTAAGACAGCATAGTGCTCAGTACGTAGCTAAAAGAGATACCTCAGGTACTTGGCGTATTCTTAACGCATGGCATAATGACCTAGAATCATTGGATGCGGAAACGGATGAGATTCCTGACGACCATGTAGCTATGACCGTTCTTACTGAAGGAGCATTTGAAGCTGTAATAAAAGAAGCAACGGCTGAAGGGGTCTTGGATGGTATTCATATAGATGGCGTAGATGAAATAGAGTATTCTAAGTTGGAAGAAGAAGTTAATATATTACGTGATCAAAACCTTAATCTTTTAGAGCAAGCAGAGCAGATGGATAAAGTTCAATCTGAAGTACCTAAAATACCTTTATCTGAGGCAGCACAACTTAGGCAAAAAGGAATGGATAACATTCTTAAAATAATAGGTGTTGATGCTCAACAACCACTGGAGTAATGAATGAAGATAAATGATTTCGCACCTCAAGCAGCAAATGCGGCATCTACGCTGGTTGAGTTAGGAAACCAAATTGGGCAACTCCATTTAAGTAAGGCAGATGATGGGAGTACAGGAGGGTCTTTACCCCTCCAAATTGGTATTGAGTCTATTGTTAACTCATGGATTCGTAACCAAATGGCGTATAGAACTCAGTTGGTTGGTGACCTAAATAAGATTGCTACCCAAGTTCAAGAGATACGAGCACCCCTACAACATATTACGGCTGAAGTTTTTCGACGGGGAATCGTGTGGGAACCTACGGTTAATAACCCGGATGAAAGCCAGTTAGATGATATTAATGAGTTTATAGGGGATGCGAACCGATTCCATAAAACTTTAGAGGAAGTTCTGAGACTTGCTCATTTTGATTTAAATTCCATTGATGATGCTTTTATCTTACTGAATAAAAGCTACGTTGTTAAAGACAAAAAACTCGAACAGAAGTTAGTAGAAATTAGACATTTAGACCCCGCAATTACTGATTTTGATTTAGATGCTAGGGGACTTCCAGAAAACTTCCATTGGTTCTGTCCTGCCCATAGGTTTAAGGTAGTAGAAAAAGATACTCCTACGGATGAGGAAAAGGAAGCTTTAGTTTGTGCAGAGGATGGTTGCGGTTTCCCGTTGAAACCAGCTATGTACAAGTACAGTCATAAGAATGCTATATACTATCTGTTAAACGATGAAGTAATACATGTTTCTAAATTCTATCCAACTGATACTTTTGGATGGTCTCCTATTCTTACCTTATTTGAGAAGGCATTGACCCTTTTAGGAATGGATAAAAACCTCTACAGGTACTTCTTTGAGCGTAAGATGCCAGCAGCAATGTTGATGGTATCTACTGATGATCCCGATTCTCTCCGCAGGGAGCGACAGCAATGGGAATCAAAGACTAAACAAGATACTAACTATATGCCTATGGTAGCCGTATCCTCCAGAAATAATCGTGGAAGGGTAGACCTAGTTCGTCTTTTTCACACCATGCAGGAAATGGATTATTTGCCTATAAGGAACGAGATAAGGGAACGGGTAGCTTCCATGTGGGGTGTTACTCCTGCGTGGCAGGGTGCTCCAGAAGGTTTTGGGGGTCTTACTACCCAAACGACACAGCTTGTC